TGGAAAATTAGAAACGTAAAGAAAACAACTAAAGATGATGAATATACTGAAATCATTTTTAAAGATTACAGAGGCGAGTGGACTGTTAAACTAGATAATTCTAGGCACTTGGTTCAAGATTTAGATAAATTTGCAAATTATAAAGGATTATAAAAATGGAAGTACAAGGAAAAATTAAATTAATTGGAGAAGTTAAGACTTTTGGAGATAACTTTAATAAAAGGGAATTTGTTGTAACGACTGATGACCAATATCCACAAATGATAATGATTGAATTACATCAAGATAAATGTGATTTAATAAATAATTACAAAGTTGGCGATGAGGTCAAGGTATCTATCAATTTACGTGGCAAGGAATGGATTAATCCAGAAGGTGTTGCAAGATATTTTAATTCATTAGTTGGATGGAGAATAGAGGCGTTTTCTCAATCAGCACCACAAGACAACAAAGTGCCAACAAGTGAAGCCGAAGCACCTAACTTAAATAGTGATGAACCAGATGATTTACCATTTTAGGAATAAGTAAAAATAAAATAAATCACAAGCAACTTTAATTAGATGTTTGTGATTTTGTGTTTTAATATATGGATATAAACGATTTAGCAAATAGTAAAGAATTTCAAGCACTTGTAGACCAAGACCCAAAAGCACTTGCCTTAGAGTTAAGGAAAAACTTATTTAAAAGTGGAAACTTTGATTTTATAACAAAAGGTATTGCAAACAACAACGAAGGTATATTTGTTAAAAGCGAAGAGGCTACTCATTTAAAACAAAGAGAAGCACTTAAAATACTTACAGATAACGAGTTCGATCAATTTCTTTATGGTGGAGCTGCGGGTGGTGCAAAAAGTTTTACTGGTATGGCATGGATTGTTTTCAGTGCTTTGGTTTATGATAATACAAGATATTTCATTGCTCGGAATGAGTTAAAAGACATTAGAGAATCCGTTTTAGTTACATTTGGTGAGGTTTGTGATTTTTTCGGCATAAAAGACTATAAGTATAATTCAGTATTGAATTTCATAAAGTTTCCTAATGGAAGTGAGATAAACTTAATAGAGGTTAAATACAAGCCTTCTGACCCTGAATATAAAGATGTTGGTTCTACGCTTTACACTAGCGGATGGTTTGAGGAAGTTGGTGAGATTCATGAAAAAGCAGTAAGTGTTTTAACCACAAGGGTAAATAGATGGAATGTTGATAAATATGATTTGAAAGGGATTGTTTTCTTAACAGGGAATCCTTCTAAGAATTGGACTAAATCAAAGTTTTATGACAAAGATAAAAATGGGCAATTAGAAAGGGATAATTTAAGCGATGCTAATTTCAAGAAAAAATACTTAGGATGCTTAGTGACTGAAAACCCTTTTATTTCTCAAAGATATATTGATTCTCTTAGAAAACAAGCGTCTAATGATAAAGCTATTTTTGAAAGACTATTTAAAGGTAATTGGGATTATGATGACAATCCGTATCAATTAGCAGAACAGGAAATGATAGAGCAAGTTTTTAGCAATGACCACGTTCCTAGAGGAAAAGGTTACATAATTGCCGATGTTGCTCGTTTTGGAAATGATAAAGCACGTATAGGGTATTGGGATGGTTGGAATTTAGTTGATGTAATTAGTTTAGATATATCTAAGACGACAGATGTTGAATTGGCAATAAGAACACTTCGATTTAAGTACAAAGTGCCTAAAAATAGGGTTTTAATTGATGATGACGGAGTTGGTGGTGGTGTAACAGATGGTACAGGAGGAGTTGGATTTAAGAATGGAGGTAAACCAATAAAAGTGAGTAAAGATTTACCTAATTATAAAAATTTACAGATACAATGTTTATATTTATTAGCAGAAAAGATAAATGAAGGAGGTTTGAATATTTGTGCTGACATAACGCAATCTGATAAAGATGATATCATTTCTGAACTTGCTCAAATACAAGCAAAGGGCGACCATGATCCACAAAGAAAATTAGATTGCAAAAGTAAGGCAGACATAAAACATGACATTGGTCGTTCACCAGATTGGCGAGATATGATTATGATGAGAGTGTTCTTTGACCTTAGAAAACCTAAATTGGATTTAACTACTAATTGGAGTTAAATTAAACGATTTGTTTAAAATCAAACAATATTAAATAATTTTACTTATCTTTGTCTATTAGAAATAAACATTTTAGATGTCAAAACAGTTTATAGAAGGAAAATACAATAGTGAATCTTTAGATAAAGCTACAAGGCAATATCATCAATTGTCTTACTTTATAACTTCTGAGATTGAGGAAAACGTTAGAAGTGATTACTTCGATAAGTACGTAGAGAGTTATAACTATAACAATGACGTATTTCTAAATTGGGTTAAGAGTATATTTAAGCAAAAAAACTTTCTTTCATTTGCAAAATATTACAGAAATCCAAATCCCGCATCATACTTAATTAACACAAGGGTTAAAGAACCTTTGAGTAGAGTTTTCTTTTCAGAAGATAGTTACTTTAATTATGTTATTAATGGAGAAAAAGTAAGATACCCTAAAGAATTAAATGACGACTTTGAAGAAAGACTATTTAATTCGGTTATATTTAATTACAATGATATTATTGTTCATGATCTATTTGACGTAAACGAACCTTATAGAGAATTTGTTTCTATTGATAAAGTTGTTTCTATTAAAATGAAACATAATAAAATAGAAAAAGTTGCATATACAGCAAAGACAGAGATTAATGGAGAGATGATTGTTGGTTATGCTTATGTAGATACTGAAAAATATGAGTTTTACACAAAGGACTATAATTTAGTAACATCAGAACCACATGATTTAGGAGAATGCCCTGCAACTTTCGTTGTTAAGGAGTGTTTTGATAGAGATAATGTTGTTAAAAAATCCATATTTTCATATTTAAGAGGTTCTTTAGAGGAATATTCCTTTTTAGTCACATTGCAAAGAATGGCAAATGCTAATGGTACTATTCCTATTACGGTTAAGTTAGAAACTAATGAGAAAAATGTAAACGGTAGTGACTTTGACAATGACGGAACAGAGCCAATGAGTTTACAACAACTTGGAGGTCGGGTTTCAGAAGAAGCACGTAAAACATCAGGTAGTGGAACTGGTAGCTCTCTTCAAGCGGGTACAAATATTGAAGTCCCTGTTGTTGAATTAGATAATGGAGGTGTAGATATGGCTGTTGTAAAAGACTTTATACATTTTTACTACACGCCTGTTGAAGCATTAGAGTTCTTAGATAAAAGAATAAAGGAATTAGAAAATAAAATTGTTGTTTCTTGCTTAGGTTCACAGAATAACCAAGAAGGAACAGAAGCGTCAATGACAGAATTGCAAGTTTCTAAAGGATTTGTGTCTATGGAAGATAAATTGCGTTGGGTTTCAAATACATTAAGCCACTCAAGGCAATTAAGTGATATGGTAATGCTATCTTTGGCTCATGGTAGACAAAATGTAGGTGCTGACATCTTCTATGGTTCAGACTTCTTTCAAGAAACGCAAAGTGTATTGTACGATCTATTTAAAAAGTCGCCAAATGCAATAGAAAGAAAAAACATTCTTATAAGATTGTCTCAACGTAGAAATATGTTTAATAAAGAGAAATCTGAAAGAGAGATTATACTATATAAAATAATACCTTATTGTGCTGACGAGGATTTTCAATTAGCAATAGACAATGAGATGGTTGAACCAGTTGTTTTTCAATTTCAAACTAAATTTGATTATTGGATAACAATGTTTGAGGCTACTTACGGAGATATAACGTATTTTTGGAAAGGGACAAACTCAAAAGAAAGTGAAAAAATAATATTAATAACAAGATTAATAGAAGATTTAATAAAAGAGAATACTAACTTAAATATAAATAACAATGACGGGAAAGAAGCCGATAGTAAAGATTAGAGTGTACAGAGGTTCAGAAATGAATTATGATGCAAGCGGAAAAGTTAAGAACGAAAACTTTTTAATATCTGTTGAGCATGGAACAAATTTATGGAAACTAACAATGAAGAACCTAAGATTAAATGGTTATTGTAAGGTTGATGTAGATTCTGTTTGGGATTTGAATAAAAATGGTGATTACATTGAGCGAGAAGATACAGGTGTAATCAAAAAGGAGGTTAAAAACACTTTTGAATTTGAAAAAGTAATTAAATTAACGCCAGACCAAGAGAGAATTGCTAAATTAGAAGCGATGATTGAAAAGTTAACTAAAGGTCAA